ATGTTGAGCAAATTGAGTTTTGTCAATGTAAGCCAGTTCTTGGTTCAAATGGTTATGTAATGTGTAGAAATTTCGACAAAAGTCGAGAGAAAGATAGCATGTGTCTGCTAGACATCTCAGTTGAGTCCTCAGCCCGTAAATGGTTGATGGCTGTTGGAGAGTGTGGTCTAGCGTTGACATCTGGTATTCCTGTTATGCAGGAATTATATCAGGCCTATATTAGAAATGGTGTTAAGAGTAACATGATTAGGTCTGTTGGGTGGAGTTGTGGTATGACATATATGTCCCATGGCTTAAACTCCCGATATGCTACAGTTTCGGAGGAGTCCCGTGAGAGCTTTTATTTGTCGTTTGGTGTAACACCAGACGAACAAATAGCTCTTGAAGGGTATTACCGAAATTGGAATTACACGCACATGAGGTCGTATGAAGACTTGGAGCACATTGAATGTGCTCCGTTCTAGTTCACCTAATGATAAAATTGTGGTGATTTTGTAAAGTAATATATATTGCATATGGCTATGGTACCCTATAAAGGAACTCTAGCAAAGAAAAATAAAAATAAAAATAAAAACCGTAGAGGGTTTAGCGTTGAGTTTAATCCTAATGCTATGTTGTATAACCTGGGTTTAGGCGCAGTTGAGGGCGCTGGGAACTTGGCAGTCCGAGGTATTCGTGGGATTGTTAGTGCTTTCCAGCAACGCGGTGTGTCTCGGTCAGAAATAAAGACATTGATTGCTCCATTGGCTGCTAGTGTTCGACAATCCTCCCGCCAGCCCAAATTTATGAGGGCTGATGGTGGTCTCATGATCGAACACGTTGAGGCGTACCCTTTGTCGGCAAATGGGCATACATCTTTTGTTATTAACTCAAACACCTTTCCTTGGCTTAGATCAATAGCCAATAATTTCGAGGAATATAAAATTAAACTAGTGTTTGTCTGGAATCCCATTTGCCCAGCAACCACAGCCGGCTCGGTCATGATGGCATTTGATTATGATCCCAGCGATACTCAAG